AGAAATTCAAATCCAAAATCAGAGTATGCTCAGTTTTGGAAAGATGAATTATACAAATGGAAACACGGTGTTGTCAGGGAATCCGACGGAGAATGGATTCCTGGAACATTGTATTTCTATTGGAACTACAGCCCAATATGGTTAGTAGAAACAGTAGGTTTAAAATCAGAAAATAAGAAGTCTAAAGGAGAGCGTGTAAAAAAGTTTGCAAAAGCTTGGCTTGGAGATTATTTATATTTTCACTATACACAACAAGCAAAAGATAATGGTCAACACGGTAAAGTCCTCAAAACTAGGGGGATCGGTTTTAGTTTTAAGAATGCTTCTGAGTCTCCTCGTAATATGTATGTATATCCAGGTTCAGGTAATCCTAATTTTCATCTTGCGTCAGACAAAACGTTTCTGTCAGGTGATAAAGGAATCTGGGGTAAGATTCTCGATACGTTAGACTGGATTGGAGAATACACGCCTTTAGCGAAAAATAGAATTGTCGATGGTAAAAAAGCTATGGAATTACAGCTTGGTTACCTAGATGAATATGGTTCGCGTAAAGGTAACTTAGCATCTATATTTGGTATATCATTAAAAGATAATCCAGATAAAGCTAGGGGTATTAGGGGCCCTTTAATTCATTATGAAGAAGATGGTCTATTTAACAATCTTGAAAAAGCTTGGAACGTAAATAGAAAAGCTGTTGAGGATGGTGATGTTGCATTTGGATTTATGCTTGCTGGTGGTACTGGTGGTACAATGGGAGCTTCATTTGCTGGTTCTGAAAAACTATTCTATAAACCAGGGGCTTATAATATATACGCATTAAAGAATGTGTTTGACAAGAACACTAATGGAGAAAGCCTATGCTCTTTCTTCTGGGGCGCATACTTAAACCGTAACGGATGTTACGATGATGTTAATGGAGAACCTGATGTAATTAAAGCATTAGTAGAAATACTTATAGATAGATTTGATGTAAAATATAGCTCATCAGAATCTACTGCTATTACTCAGAAAAAAGCAGAGGAACCTATTACGCCACAAGAAGCTGTAATGAGGACTGAAGGAACTATGTTTCCTGTAGCTGACTTAAAAGAATATCTTGAAAGTATAGCTCCGAAACAAGAATCATTCTTAGCAGAACATTACGTTGGAGAGTTACTATTAAATAATTTAGGAGAGGTTGAATGGAAGCCTAACTCGGACTTAAGTCCATTAAGGGCATATGATTCTTCTGATAACAATAGAACAGGATGTCTTGAAATATTTGAAATGCCTAGAAAGAATGCTCAAGGAGATATTCAACGAGGTAGATATATAGCTGGAATTGACCCTATTGACTCAGATACAGGTGGTTCGTTATTTAGTATACAAATAATGGATTTGTTTACAGATAGAATAGTAGCTGAGTATTCAGGTAGACCTAGATTAGCTAATGAAGCTTATGAGATAGCATTAAGATGTTTAAGGTTTTATAATGCAGAAGCTAACTATGAATCTAATTTAAAAGGATTATTTAGTTACTTTGATAGTAAGAATTATTTACATTATCTTGCAGATGTTCCTCAAATATTAAAAGATATGGATATGGTTAAAGCAACCAATCTATATGGAAACAAAGCTAAAGGGACTCACGCTAATGCTAAAATCAATAGTTGGGGAAGAATGCTTCAGGCTGAATGGATGAAAACCAAAGCTCACGGAGACGATGAGGACGAAAGACTTAATATGCATAGACTTAGAAGTATTCCTTATGTAGAAGAATGTATAGCTTGGAATAGTGATGGCAACTTTGATAGGGTATCAGCCGCTGGTATGTTATTTATATTAAGAGAAGATAGAGTTAAAAGAACTGCTGTTGCAAAAGGTAATCAGGATAAAAAAATAACTAACGCTTCTGCAGATAATTTCTTTAATAAGAACTATAAGCCAATATCAAACAATAACAATTGGCAACAAAATGCTATTACGTAATATGAAAAAAAGTAAAATAATTCAATATTTATATTGATTACAGTTTTATAATTCGTATATTTGCTAGTTAGCAATATAAATATAATTTAATATATAAAATATGGAAGGTCCAAGAATTAATAATCTAGTACTACCAAGACAAAGATTACCATACGCTAAAAAGAATAAACAATGGAGACAAGATAATGTTGATTATGGCGATAGACATTCTTTTTACAATAACGAAAGGGTAAGGAAAAGTCTTCAAAACAAAATCATAAACTTAAATCTTTATAATGGAGTAGTAGATATTAGAGACTTAACTAATGTTGTTAACCCAAATCAGATAGATGCTAGCTTTGTTCCAGACAATCTACCTCATCATCCAATAATGGTTCCTAAAATAGACCTATTAGTTGGCGAAGAGATTAAACGTAGGTTTGACTGGTCTTGTATTGTTACAAATCCTGATGCAATAACTATGAAAGAAGAAGATAAGAAAAAATTCTTATTTCAAAAACTTAGTGAAATGTACAGTGGAAATTATGCTGATAAAGAACTTGAGCAAAAACTAAAGGATCTTGAAAAGTATATGAAATACAATTGGCAAGATCTTCGTGAAAAGATGGCTAATCAAATATTAAAACACTACACTCAAGAACAAAGATTTGATAAAACATTCTCTGAAGGATTTAAAGATGCTTTAATATTTGGTGAAGAAATATATCAATGCGACATAGTTAATGACGAGCCTGTAATGACTAAGCTTAATCCGCTTAAAGTACACTCGGTTAAATCTGGTAATTCAGATAAGATAGAAGATTCTTCTATTATAATTATACAAGACCACTGGTCTCCTAATAAAATCATTGACGTTTATCACGACGAGTTGAAACCTGAAGATATAGACTATATCATGGAATATAGTACGACATCTTCTAAAGGTTCTTATTCCGATGATCAAAATAATCACGTATTACTCAGAGATGCATTGAATACAGGTGTTGAGGGGATGTATGATACTATTTTTAATTTAGCTGAACTAAACGGACATTTCTTTGGTTCTAACTACACTGATGATACTGGTAACATTAGAGTATTTAAATTGTTTTGGAAATCTATTAAGAGGATAAAACAAGTTAAGTATTATGATGAGATGGGTGAAGAGCAATATAAGATTGCTTCAGAAGAGTATATAGCTGATAAAGATAGGGGAGAAGAAGTCAAAAATATGTGGGTTAACGAATTTTGGGAAGGTGTTAAAATAGGTAAAGATATTTACTTAAATATACGCCCACGTAAAGTTCAGTATAATAAAATATACAATCCGTCTTATTGTCACGCAGGAATAATTGGTCAAATATATAATACAAATCAGTCAAAAGCTGTTTCTTTAGTTGATAGATGTAAAAACTATCAATATATGTATGACGTTATTTGGGATAGATTAAATAAAGCTATTGCTACTAATTACGGTAAAATATTTGAATTAGATATAGCTAAGATACCTGAAAACTGGGAAGTTGAAAAATGGATGCACTTTGCTGTTGTTAATAAGATAGCAGTAATAGATTCGTTTAAAGAAGGTAATCAAGGGGCTTCTACTGGTAAATTAGCTGGCTCTATGAATACTCAAGGCGGAAGAGTTATGGATATGGAGACTGGTTCTTATATTCAACAACATATACAACTACTTGAGTTTATTAAAATGGAAATGGGCGAGATTGCTGGAGTATCAGCTCAACGTCAAGGTCAGATTGAAAATAGAGAAACTGTTGGTGGTGTAGAAAGATCTGTTAATCAGTCATCTCATATCACAGAGTATTGGTTTATGCAGCACGAGCAATGTAAAATAAGAGTACTAGAGTGCTTCTTAGAAACCGCTAAGGTCGCTTTAAAGGGTAAGAATCTAAAAGTTCAAAACATACTTGACGACCAATCTATTGAAATATTAAATGTAGATGGTGAAACTTTCTCTGAACATGATTATGGATTAGTTATAACATCTAGCTCTAAAACAGCTGAGTTAGAACAAATGATTAAATCTAATGCTCAAGCATTCATTCAAAACGGTGGTTCATTATCAACTATAATGGATATATACTTTAGTCCTTCATTATCAGATATGAGAAGAAGACTAGAAGATAGCGAAGAACAAATGCATCAAAGACAATCAGAAGCTTCTCAACAAGCTAATGAAACTCAGCAAGCGGCTAATCAAGCGACACAAGAATTGGAAATGCAAAAACTTCAATTAGAAGATACTATATCTCAAAGAGATAATGATACTAAACGATATATTGCTGAACTAACTAAATCTGTTGGTGACTTAGATACTGTAAATTCCGAAGACGGAATAGAAAGCCCATTAGAAAGGGATAGATTTAATTTAGACGTAGAGAAAACTAAAGTAGATCAAATAGCAAAAATGAGAGCATTAGATCAAGATATGAAAAAGCATAACGATCAAATGAAAGCTAAAACAGTTGACCAATCTATATCTAGAATCAAAAAGAAGTAAATGTAAAATGCAATAAAATGCTATTACGTAATATGAAATAATTGAAAATAAATTAACTTTTTATTGTATTTAATATATAAAAATATTATATTTGTACTTTTAAAATTAAAACGGGAGAAATAATGGAAGGAAATGAAGAAACAATGGATATATTTGGTTCTGGTATGGAATTGAATATAGACTATAATAATTATGAAGATAATTTTGACAATGAGCCATCTGATAGTAGTATTGAAGGTGATGAAATTGTAGAACAACCAAATAACCCTATCGAGGAGGAGATTCCAGAGAGCGTAGATGGGGAAGAAGACGATAATAGTGAAGGTAATGAATCCGATGTAGATTCTTCTCCCAACCTGTATTCTTCCATCTCAAACGTTCTATTTGAACAAGGAATCATTCCTTCGCTAGAGTCTTCTGAAAATATTAAGACTTCTGAAGATTTTGTAGGGGCACTTAAAAAAGAGATTGATCTGCAAACAGAACAAAGACTTCAAGAGTATTTACAAAACTTAGACCTTAATAAAATTGCTAGTTCTAGAAAAACTCAATTAGAGTTATCTAGTATAGACGAAGATTATTTAAAAGATAATCTAGATGTAGCTAAGGATATTATTTTTAGAGATTATATCAATCAAGGCCTTTCAGAAGAAAGAGCTACAAAATTACTAAGAAAAACAATTGACTTAGGTGAAGACATGGTTATAGAGGATGCTCTTGAATCAGCTCAAAGTTTAAAAGAATTTGAAGCTAGATCAGAACAACAAGAAAGAGTCCGATATACACAACAATTAGCTGAGCAAGCTGCAGAACAAGAAAGTATAAATACGGCAATAAAAAATACTATTTATAGTTCTAAAGAAGTTATTTCTGGTTTACCAAATACTAAAGCCTTACAAGATAGGGTTTTTAAAAGTATGACAGAAGTTGTGTCTAAAAATCCAACTACTGGCGAAATGCAAAATAAATTCATGCAAAGCAGATCGGTTAATCCTATTGAGTTTGATACTAAAATGTATTACCTTTACGAATTGACAGATGGCTTTACTAATTTATCTAGCATTTCAAAAACAGTAACTTCTAAAGCTGTAAAAAATTTAGAAAAAGTGTTAAGAAAAACTAGATTCGAAGATAACGGAACACCTGATTATCTTCAAGATCCACCAAGCTATGGCGGAATTGGAACTGAATTAGTTTACTAAACAAAAAAACAAAATTAATAATTAAAATAAAAAACTATGTCTTTAGGGAAGTTTGTAATGACCAAAGGTAAAGCTTGGTCTGGCTTGACGCTAAAAAATCACATTGGTGCTATCTTCGGATCTCAACCACAATTAGTATCACCGTTAACAACTGTGTTACTTCAAAGTTCAGGAATGAAAAACTTAGATACAACTTTGTCTTTATTCCCTGAAAAAGTATTAAATACAGCAGACGATTTCGTATGGAAAGTTGTTGGTTCTGACGAGAGAAATATTCCTCTTGTTGAAGCTAGAGCTTTTGGCGCAGTTGTAGATACTAACACTGTTGGTGTAGGTATCGCTCGTAGTAAATTTGAATTAGTATTTGCTGAAAAATGGTTTACTGCAATGCATGTAATAGCTGGACCACGTCCAGATGTATATCAAATTAGAATCACTGATGAGCCATTCGAAGAAGGTTCAAACTATGTTTATCCTTGTGAGGCATGGGGTGGTCAAGAATCATTAGCTGGTATCCCTGGAGACGAACTTTTACCTGGAAACAGATTCAGTATTGAGTCTGCTTATACAGAAGATGAGCTTTCTACTAGAGGTGCTGGTATTCAGTTTACTTCTCCTTATTTAATGAGAAATTCAATCTCTACGCTTCGTATGGAACATAAAGTTTCAGGAGCTATGATTGATGTTAAAGTAGAGCCAGTATATTTTGCTGGAATCGAAACTCGTGACCCAAATACTGGAAAAGTTCACAAATCAACAACTTGGATGCAAGAGGTTTACTGGCAGTTTGAAAAAGCATTGTCACGTATTAAATCTCGTACCATTATGTTTGGAAAAACTAACCGTGATGAAAATGGTCGTTTCTTGAATAAAGGAGCTTC